TTGTAAGGGTTAGGCTCGAGAAGAGCCTTTGTTTGATTGTCTTCTACTTGAGTTTCCTCTTGTTTAATTTCCTCGTTCTTATTTTCTTCCATTTTATTCTCCTTTGTTTGGGGCTGTTGGAAAACAGGTGGCCTTAGAGTCGCATTGGGGCTATAACTAAGCAGTCATAGGTGGCCTATCCATTTGTGTTGGTGCTCCTAATCCTTCTGGTGAAGGTGTCGGAGCTTCTGCCATTGCCTGTTGTGGCATTGGCTCTGTCGCAGGAGCTGAAGCATTTGCTGTCATATCCTGTACAAACTGTTGCATAGATTCTTCTGGTGTAGCACCTTGGTATCTAGCCATAATTACTGAAACTGGTATTACTACTACCGGTTCTTGTGGGCCTCTTTCTGCTACTGGGCCTATATCTACACCTTTTGCTGAAAGAGCTTTTTTAACATCTTCTGTAAGATGCATATCAAGTACAGCATCATTTACTGCACCCATTTGTTCTGGTTGTCCACCCATTGGATTGCCCATTGGGGGTTCGCTCATAGGAGGTTGGCCTCCCATAGCGTTGGGGTCGTTCATCATTCCTTCTGCCATATTATTCTCCTATTTAATTAATTGTATTTATCTTCCACGTCCACTTTGGTATCCACCAGATTTTGGTTTACTTGGTGGTGAATATCCTCCTCCTCCTCGTTCTCCCGGAGGTGCTGAAGGTTTATTAGGTGTAGTTACATATCCTCCAGTATCTTTA